TCGAAAAGGTTGCCGCCTCGAGCCCCGAGGACGACACGCCCGACGAAACCGAAGAAACCCAAACCCCAGAGCCCGAGGAGGACTCCATGGACAACCAGACCCCGGTCGAGGCTGCTGCCCCGGCCATCATCCCCACGGTGCCGCTGTACGCGGAACCGCGCCGCGAGTTCAAGATGCCGTCCCCCGGCGAATGGATTGCGGCTGCTGTCGAAGGCGGCAGCCGTTTCGCTGAACTCCAGGCGAAGATCAAGGCCGCCGCACCCGACGTCACAACCGGCGACCTTGATGGCGTCATGCCGACCCCGGTGGTCGGCCCGGTTTACAACAACTTTCGCGGCTTGCGCCCCGTAATCGACGCTGTCGGTTCCCGCGCTATGCCCCAGGGCGGCAAGGTGTTCATCCGGCCCGTCGTGGGCACGCACACCTCAATCGGCACGGTGACGCAGGGCAACACGATCACCGCTGGCACGTTCGTCGTCAACGACGTCCAGGTGACCAAGGCCATCTATGGCGGATACGTTGAGCTGTCGGAAGCGTCGATCGACTGGTCCAGCCCTGAAGTGCTCGGCGCCCTCGTCGATGACATGGCCCGCATTTACGCCAACCAGACCGATGACGTCGCCGCCGACGCACTCGTCTCCGGTGCGACCAACACCAACAACTTCACCGGCGCCAGCGGCGCAGACCCGGCCTACTGGGTCGAGTGGATTTACGAGGCCGCCTCGGACATCCTCACCGCGTCCAACGGCAATCTGCCCACCCACCTGTTCGTTTCGCCGAACATCTGGAAGCAGCTCGGCTCGCTGGCCGACACCGCCGACCGTCCGCTCTTCCCGCAGGTCGGCCCCATGAACGCCTACGGCACCATGACCCCCGGAACCGCAGACGCGACCGCGTTCGGCCTCCGCGTCGTCGTGGACCGCAACTTCGCCCTCAACACCCTCATCATCGGCAACGCCGACGGCTTTGAGTGTTGGGAACAGCAGAAGGGCGTCGTCAGCATTGAAAACCCGAGCCTGCTTGCTCGCACGATCGCCTTCCGCGGCTACTTCGCCCCGGTCATGGTCGACGCCAGCAAGTTCATCAAGGCCGCCTTCGTCTGACCTGAACTGAGGACTTGAATCATGGCGACGTTCAGCATCTCCCACCGCATGAGGTTGGATGACGTTGTCGTGATTCAGACCCTCACGGAGACCGACATAGCTGTCGGGCAGTCGATCACCGTGGCAGGGCTGGGGGACGGCATGAATGGCACATTCACCGTCATTGCTGTCCCCCAGTTCCTATTCACGGGAGTCAGCTACCAGGGCGATCTGACGTTCAACACGGACGTCGTGATTCCGAACCAGTTGGCCTACATCGACGCTGGCGACAACGTCGACCGCGACGCCGCCGACCCGTTCGGCACACTCACCTGGTCAATCACCTGTACCTGGACCACGTCGGCCAACGTCGAGCAGTTCCTCGGTATCGCTACAGCCACGGCTAACGACACCGCTTACATCGCCACATGCGTCGCAGCCGCGAACGCCTGGGCGTTTCGTAAGCGCGTCGAGGCCGGCTACACCGACTCGGCCAGCACCAGCCCCTCGAGCGACGTCACCCTAGGCACCACGCTCTACGCGGCCGCTCTCTACCGGGAACGCGGCTCGATCGACTCATTCCAAACCTTTGAGGCCATGACGCCGGCCACCACCGGCTTCAACATGGGTCGCATCCACCAGCTGCTCGGAATAAACAGGAGCCAGGTGGCTTGAAGTGGCTGCGACAGGCATCTTCGCGGAAGCGCGCACCGCGATCATCACGCGCATTACATCCCTCGGCCTGGTGCCCGTCACCGACCCGAGAAACGCTCGGCCACTCACCGTGTTCGTTGAGCTCCCAACCTTTACGAGTTTCACCTACAACGTGGGCGATCTCACTTTCACCCTCCGGGTCCTGGCTGCCCCACCCGGCAACTCTGACTCGGCCGACTGGCTCTTGACCACCATCGACACCCTCATGGCAGATCAAGGACTAGCCGTCACCAGCGGCCAACCGTCGCTGGCCATCATCGGAAGCCAGGAACTCCCGGCCTACGACCTCACCGTCCGCATCGCCTCCCGGCGAAACTAACCAAAGGAGCCACATGGCCACCACAACCTTTCTGTCGAATGCCACCGTCGCCATCGGCGCCGTCGACGTATCCGACCAAGTCCAATCCGTCACCCTCACCGTCGGCTTCGACCAGCTCGAGACGACCGCAATGGGTTCCAACGGCCGCAGCTACACCAAGGGCCTCCAGTCCGTCGACGTGACGCTCACCATGTTCAACAGTTACGGCGCCTCCGAGATCGAGGCCACCCTGTTCGACGTGTGCGGCGACGACGCAGTCACCCTCACCATCTCGCCGTCGGGCACCACCGAATCGGCCACGAACCCCGAATACACAATCACCGGCGCGTTCCTTGCCAACTTTACGCCCGTCGTAAGTTCGGTCGGGGAGTTGTCAATGGTGAACGTCTCGTTCGTCGGCGGCACCTGGGCCCGCGACATCGTCACCCCGTAATCCAACCCAATTAGGAGCCCGACAATGATTGGAATGGACCTCAAGGTCACCATGGACGACGGTTCGGAGCACATCGCACCGATCACATACGCCGTCGCCTGCGCTTGGGAAGATCACCACCCAGGCAAGGCGGCGGCCGCCATGTTCGACCCCATCCAGTTCAAGCAGATCTGCTACCTCGCCTATGAAGCTCTGCGGAAGTCCAAGATCACCGTCAAGGTGTGGCCGCAGTTCATCGACACCGTGGCAGATGTTCAGTTAGTCCCAAAAGAACGCCAGGAAAAGCCCAGTATCACGTCAACCTGATCGCACAGCTCGCCATACGCACCGGCATTAGCCCGGCCGCCCTGCTCGAGACACCGCCGACGATCATTGACGAGATGGTGCGCCTCCTGGTCGAATCAGATCAGCAAAGGAGCGTGAAATGAGCATTGAAGTCCGAGGACTCAAAGAAGCGCTCCGCGATCTCCAAAAGCTTGAGCCCGAACTCCGGAAAGAGATCAACAAGGACATCCGTAAGACTGTCCGGCCGCTGGTCGACAACATCAACGGTCGCATCCCCGGCGCCCCACCGCTGTCCGGCATGGCCCACAACGGCCGCACCGGCTGGACCCGCAAAAAGCCCGTGGCGATCAAGATCGACGCTCGAGCACCGCGCAACCGCCCCAACCGACCGTTCCAGTCGATCGTCAGCGTGGTCCGGGTTGGCACTAAAGACGCGCCCACCGCGATCGTCGACATGGCCGGCAAAGCCGGAGGCGGCAGCTCACGCCGCGCTCCGCAGTACCGCCGTCCCAACTTCGCCCGCGCCCTATCCAGCCGCCTCGGCCAGCCATCCCGATTTATGTGGCGAGACATCGACAACGACCTCGAGCTGATCCAACGCGAGTTTGAACCCATCGTCGACCGCGTCGAACGCGCTCTCGACCGCGACTTGAAAACGAGCTTCTAATGGCAATCAACATTCCGATAGTCACAGACTTCAACAGCAAAGGTCTCCAGGACGCCTCCAACGCCTTCAGCAACTTCCGCACCAAGATCGGCGAGGCCGACGGCGCTATGGGCAAAATGAAAGCCGGATTCGGGGCCGCGGCCGACACCATGAAGGCCAACGCCGGCGCGTTCGCAGCTGCGGCCGGCGCCGCCATCCTCGGTTTCGTCGTCGACGCCATCGGCGACTTCCAAAAGCTGGCCCTAGAGGTCGACAAGTTCAGCAACATCACCGGCCTCGCAGCCGAAGAAGCGTCCCGCTTTGTCGAAGTGGCCGGTGACCTCGGTATTGAGGCCAGCACCGTATCCGGCGCGCTGAACAAAATGAACCGGGCCGTCATCGACAACGCCGACGCTTTCTCCGATCTTGGCATTGAGATCGCCCGCACTTCCGGCGGCGCTACCGACGTCAACCGCACCTTCCTCAATGTGATTGACCGGCTCCGCGCCATTCAAGACCCGGCCGCTCGAGCATCCGCAGCCACCAAACTTCTTGGCAAATCGTGGACCGAGGTATCCGAACTCATTGAGATGGGCGCTGTTGATCTTGAACGGGCACTTAGCGCGGTCGGCGACGCCAAAATCATTGACGAAGAAGAAATCCAAAAAGCCAAGGACTTTCGCGCCGCCCAAGACGCCCTCCGCGATGCGTTTGAGCAATTCGCCATTGTCGTCGCCGAAGAGATTGTGCCGGTATTGAGCGAGATGCTTGACGGCGTCGCCAAAGTCCTTGACGAAACCAGCGCTTGGGGACGCATCACCAAGGGAGTGTCGGCCCTAATTCGTCGAGACATGGACGATCTGGCCGACGCAATCATGGGCCCCGGCGGCGTAACCGAAGCCGTCGACGACGGCACCCGCGCCTGGAAAGACGGCTACCGGGCGATGATCGACGCCCAATACGCCCTCCAGGGAATTGACGCCGCAACCCGTGACGTAGACGCCGCCTACTCCGAACTCCTCGGCAAACTCGACGAACGCGAAGCCTGGAACAACCTCGTTGAGGACATCGACCGGGCAGGCGAACAAGCCAAAGAAGCGTTTGAGAAGCAAATGCCGAACGCGCTCGGCGTATCCATGCGAAGCCTTGACGACGCCCGTCGAAGCCTGGCCGAATACATCGCCGAAGCCAACAACATCCCAGCCGAACGTAAAACCGCATACATCGCGGCCCTGGACACCGCCTCATGGGAGCAGGTTCGCGCCATGCTTGACGCTTTGGCGGTCGCTCGAGCTGTCCCCTACCAGCCGGTCGGTGCCCCAGGGTTCGGTGGCGGTCCCGTTGAAATGGGTCCAGGCGGCCGACCAATCGGCACCCCACCCATCAACTTCAACCCGAAACTCCGATCGGTTGATCTCATGCCAACCGGTACTGGCGGCAACGTGATCGTCAATGTCGGCGGCTCGGTCACCACAGAAAACGACCTTGTTGAGTCCATCCGTAAGGGCCTCGTCAACGCACAGCGCAACGGCTCCGGCCTCGTCTACAGCAACTTCTAATGAGCCTGCCCGCCGAACCAATCGTCCAAATCAGACTAGGCCCAGGCCCAAACTTCGCCGATGCTTTTGTGCTCGGCTCGTTGACGGACGGCATACTCGGCACAAACGTCCTCGGCAGCACAGCGACTCAAACTGTCGATGTCTCGAGCACGGTCCAACGCATCAGCGTTCGACGCGGCCGCGATCGAATGTTCGAGCAATACAGCCCCGGCCAAGCCATCATCCAGTTCCTTGACTTCACCGGCGACTGGAACCCCGACAACCCGGCCAGCCCGTACTACAACCAAATCCTGCCCATGCGCCAAGTCAAAGTCAGCACCGCATACTTGGGCACCGGCTACGGCATTTTTACCGGCTTCATCAGCTCATGGGACTGGACCTGGGCCGACCAAGCCGCCGACTACGCCATCGTCACCGTCACCGCCATCGACGCCTTCAGACTTCTACAACTCGCCGAGATCACCACGGTCACCGGCGCCAACAATAAAGATTTGCCAGGCACCCGCATCGGCCTCATCCTCAACCAAATCAACTGGCCCACCAACCTTCGAGCGATCGACACCGGCGACACCGAACTACAAAACGACCCCGGCACCGCCCGCCAAACACTCGCCGCCTGCCAAATCATCGAACAATCCGACCTGGGCGCTTTCTTCGTCGACGGCGACGGCAACATCACCTACCTATCCCGAGCAGGGCTCGCACAACGCGCCGCCGGAACCGCAACCGAATTCAACGACGACGGCACCGACATCGCTTACCAAGACCTCGACATCAACCTGGACGAAACCGAACTCGCCAACGACGTCACTTTCACCCGGCTTGGCGGTTCGGCCCAACAAGTCTCGGACGCCACCTCAATCACCGAATACGGCCGCCGCAGCTACTCGGCCGACGGCCTCATGATGGAAACCAACACGATCGCCCTAAACCGGGCCAACAGCGTGCTCGCCTACCGCAAAACCCCGCGCCTTCGCGTCGACTCCATCACCCTCGATCTCTCAAGCGTCTCGAACCGCATCCCGGCCGGCCTCGGCCTTGACATCGGCGACCCCATCGTCGTCAACCGCACCATGGCCGCCGGAACGACGTTTGACCTTCGTGTCACCGTCAACGGCATTTCCCATGACATCACCCCCGACCGCTGGATTACTCGCTTTACAACCGCCTACCCGCTATCAACAGCGTTCATCCTCGGGTCCAACCAATTCGGTATTCTCGGAACCAACACCCTCTAGGAGCATCATGGCCACCTACCCCTTATCGGAAGCCTACGCAGACGGCCAAGTCCTTACGGCCGCCAACGTCAACTCAATCACCGAAGGCGTCAACGACATCGCCTTCGGCATTTTTAACGCCCAAACCGGCACCACCTACACGCTTGCCCTCACCGACGTCGCCAAGGTCGTCAGCCTTACCAACGCCGCAAGCATCACGCTGACCATCCCGACCAACGCCACCGTCGCCTTCCCTACAGGTACCCAAATCCTGCTGTATCAGGGCGGCGCAGGTCAGGTCACCGTAGGCGGCGCTGGCGTCACCATCCGTAGCCAAGGAACGAAGCTGAAAATCACAGGCCAATACGGCGTCGCAGGCCTTCTAAAAGTTGGCACCGACGAATGGGTGCTTTTTGGGAATACGGCAGCATGATTATCGCGGCTAAAGCTACTGTCGCCTCAAACATTGCCGTAGCGCCATCGTCCGTTGATTACTTAGTAATCGCAGGAGGTGGCGGTGGTGGCGCAGGCACCGGTGGCGGCGGAGGAGCGGGCGGATACCGAACAGCGACCTCTTTCTCGGTCTCAGCTGGCACTAGCTACACGGTTACTGTCGGCGCGGGCGGGCAGGGTGGCCTTTGGAATGGCACCGCTTGGCCTTCCGGCGGCGACGGAAACATTTCTGTTTTTTCAAGCATTACCGCAAACGTCGGCGGAGGCGGTGCCGGTAACGGTTTGACCGGAAACAATGGAGGTTCAGGTGGTGGCGGCGGCGCAGGCGTAATCCCTAGCACTTTTGCGGGCGGGACAGGAAGCCAAGGCAACGCTGGCGGTTCCGGAGGCGGCCTTAGCCCATCAAACGCTCAAGGCGGTGGTGGCGGCGGCGGCGCCTCAACGGCCGGGCAAAACCTCCAAGCAACAAATGGCGGCAACGGCGGAAACGGGACAGCGTCGTCAATTACCGGTTCGTCAGTTACTCGAGGCGGTGGCGGCGGCGGCGGCGTAATCGGCGCAGTCACGACCCCTGGCAACGGGGGCACCGGTGGAGGCGGCGCAGGCACCTACAACGGCACAGCTGCGAATGGAACAGCAAACACCGGCGGCGGTGGTGGCGCCAGCGGAAACAACTCACTAACAAATCGAGCCGGGAATGGTGGAAGTGGCATTGTCGTTATTGCCTACCCTGAATCAAACACCGATTTGGCAAGTATTGGTGCCGGCCTCACCTACACACTTACTCGATCAGGCGGAAAAACAATTTACACATTTACCGCTGGCACAGGGACGATCAACTGGTAATGGCACACTACGCATTTCTTGACGAAAACAACAACGTCACCGAAGTCATCACCGGAAAAGACGAAACCGACATTCTTGACGGCCTTACGCCCGAAGAATGGTATGGCAATTTTCGAGGTCAACGGTGCGTGAGAACCAGCTTTAACCATCGAATCCGCAAACAGTTCGCCTCAATTGGAATGTATTACGACGAAGCCCGCGACGCTTTTTTATGGCCAAGACCGTTTCCGTCTTGGACCCTTGACGAAAATAATGATTGGCAACCGCCAACTCAAAGGCCGATTGAAGGCAATTGGAAGTGGGACGAAACAAAACAGGAATGGCAGCCCGTTGAGTAGGCCGTACACAGGATTCGACGGCTACGCCAAGGCCGCCACACCCGGCCTGATCGTGTTGCGAGACATCATCCTGTACCTCAACCCGCAGCTGCGCCACCTCGGTTCCTACGCGAAACGGGACATGAAAGGGAAACCCGGCCTACCGTCGGTTCACGCCACCGGCCGCGCCTGCGACATCGGCTTCACCGCCAAAACTCACATCGACCCCGTGGTTCGCTGGTTGGTCGACAACGCCGAAACCCTCGGTATTGAAATGGTGGCCGACTACTGGCCCAAGCCGTGGGGCCGCACTTGGCGTTGCGATCGAGGCCGCTGGAAGGTCTACGACCGTCGCACCATCGCCGGAGCCCCCGGCGGCCAATGGATACACTTTGAGATCAGCCCGACGCACACAGACCGCGCCGTCATGGACGCCGCCATCTTGAAAGCATTGGGACAATGAACCTCGCCAACCCGTCAAAGGCCCTGATTGCCCTGGTCGGCCTCATCTGCTTGACCGTTCTCATCGCCGTCGAGGCGATCGCAGCCGACTCCGGCCTGCCCGTCATCACCGCAATCGTCGGTTACGCAATCGGCAACGGAATCGCTGCCAAGCAGGGCCAACCCGTCGAACCAATCATCGGTCGCAAACCCAAGGCTTGACCTCACCCGGGCGAGTCGGTAGACCGTCCGCACCCAACTGACGACCCGACCGTCGAGGAGGCAATCATGTCCATCACCCGTTTGGTTATTGGCGCCACAACCGCCTTAGCCCTACTTCTCGCCTGGATAGGCCAGGACGGCCTCAACGAGGCTCCTAGAGCCACGCAGGCCCCAATGGTGAGCATCCAGCCCACACCACCCACCGTGACCACCACATCGACCTCGACGACTACGTCCACGTCGACTACGGTGCCGGCCCCAACCACCACCGCATACGTCCCGGCCCTTGTCGGCCCCGACACCGTCTGCGCCGAGTGGGCCCCACTCATGCTCGAGGAAGGCTGGCCGGCCGACCGGCAGGTGCTTGAAACCGCGCTGGCGATTATGTACCGGGAGTCCCGCTGCCAACCGACTGCCGACTCCGGCCCCGACCATGGCCTATTTCAGATCAACCGATTCTGGAGCTCGGACCGATCAAACCCGCCGAACTGGCTGGCCAGCAAGGGCATCGCCAACAACCACGATGAGCTGTTCGACCCGCGCATCAACATCCGCGCCGCCCTCGCGATCTACTACTACAGCCTCGAGCGCAATGGCGACGGCTTCCTCCCTTGGACTACCTACAGCGGGAAACCGTCCACCACGACGCCATAGCCGTGTGATAAACACTCGTTCGTGACCTACGAACGGCAGATAACCGGCAAGCCCATCCGGGCCCTATGCGCCGGCTGCGACGCCATCATCGAAGGCCACGACATTGTCCGATGGGACGCAACCGCGTGGGCCTGCTGGTGCTGGCCCTGCTTCAAACGCCAATACCTGCCAAACCTGGCCCGACTACAGGAGCTCGACCAATGAAAACAGACATCCTTGACGGCATCCGCCGCCAAATCGCACAAGACCCATACAGCAACGCCGCGTACTGGCTACGCCAGGCCATTGAAGAAATCGAACAATTGCGCAGCGACCTTGTCGAACAATGGGAAGACGCTGTCGAAGCTATCTGCGACGCCAAAGTAGGCGCCCGATGAACCTCGACAACTACGTCGACGTACCAACCCGCCTCAAACTTGCCCTCGAAAAATGGCCCGACCTACGAGTCCAAGAACTCGACCACGAGATCATCGAGGTCGACGGCAAACCGTTCCTGGTGTGCCGCGTCACCGTGTGGCGCTCCGTTGATGACCCGCGGCCGGCCGTTGGCTCGGCCTGGGAACCGCTCCCTGGCAAGACGCCGTACACCAAAGACTCCGAATGGATGGTGGGCTTCACCTCCGCACTTGGCCGGGCGCTCGGCTACATGGGCATCGGCATCACCAGCTCGATCGCTTCAGCCAACGAGGTAGCCGCCCGCCAAGACAGCAAGCCGACCACTATGTCGCCCCGCTCCGCAGCCGAAGGCCCCAGCGACGCCCAAATGCGGATGCTCAAGGCTCTCGGCTCAACAGCCCGACCCGCCACAAAGCGCGAAGCCTCACAACTCATCGACGAGCTCAAGGCGTCCGCCATGACCGAGGAGGACCCGTTCTAATGCCCGAACAACTCGACCTATTCACCAGCCTCGCTCCTACACCGTTTGAAAAAGGCATGGCCGGCTCCGCCAAAGCAGCCGCCAAATGGTCACCCGATCAGGTGCGCCAAGTCGATGACGCAATCGCAGCCTGCCGGAAGTTTCAGCCCGAGTTCACCGCCGACGATATTTGGAGCCGATTACCCAAAGGTTTCCCCGTCACCAAAGGGCTAGCTGCCCGGCTGAACGCAGCCGCAAACCGCGGCCTCATCATGGCAACCGACCGCACCCGCAAATCGGCCCGCACCGACGACCACGGCCACGGCCAACGGCTGACGATCTGGCGAAGCCTGTGAAGATCAGCGAAGCCGCCTTTCAACAGGTCGTGATCGATATAGCCCGATGGCACGGCTGGAAAGTGTTCCACCCGCTACCCGCGCAGAACGCTCGAGGACGTTGGCGCACCGCCCAGGCCGGAGATACCGGTTTCCCCGACCTGGTCCTTGCCCACCCCAAGCGCGGCGTCATTTTCGCCGAGCTGAAGTCGGCGATCGGCAAGTTGTCCGACCGTCAACAAGCCTGGTTGGACACACTTAAGCAGGCCGGAGCCGAAGTGTACGTCTGGCGCCCCGCCGACATTGACCAAATCAAAGCCGTCCTACAGGAGAACAAACCGTGAGCCCCGACATCAACGCCATGATTCAACAAGTCCATGAAGCCACCCGAGCCATGGAACTAGCCACCAGCCACATCCACGAACTCAACGCACGCCTCCACGACCTTGAGATCGAGAACCAGCGCCTCCGCGATCGCCTGTCGGCGACCTTGGACCGCATCCGCCGCATGGAGGAAGGCGAACTATGATCGTCCGCGCTGCCCGACCGCACCACAACTTCACCGTCGTCCACAACCAGCTCATCGAGGACGACCGCCTCACTTGGAAAGCCCGCGGCCTACTCGTCTACCTGCTGTCCAAACCGGATCATTGGCGCACGACGGCCGCCTACCTGGCCTCCAAATCACCCGAGGGGCTCCACTCGGTTCGTTCCGGCCTCACCGAACTCGAGCGGGTGGGTTACATCCGACGCATCCGCAAACAGAACCCAAGTGGCCAATGGTCCACGCACACCGTCGTGTTCGACCACCCGCAGCCTGTGGATAACTATGTGGACAAAGTGGGGTACTTATCCACAGCCGAAGTCAGGTTTTCCGACGTCGGATAACCGCACTCCTTAGTAAGAACTGATTGAGCAAAGACTGAAACTAATAGAGCTGGTTCTAACTAAACAGGAAACACCGATAATGGCCGTCAGAAAAGACCACCAAAACCAGTCGCGCTGGCAACGCATGAGCCCAGAGGCCAAAGCTCGACGCCTCCAACAAATGCGTCAATGGCAGCAGGCCAACCCCGAAAAGGTCAAACAAGCAGCAGAACGCCGACGAGCCAAACTCGGTAACTCCCCACGAACACTTGGATACGGCAACTTCGAGCGAGCCAAAAAATACGACTTCGTCCGCCAACAAAAGATTCAGCGTGGACAATGCGCCGACTGCGGGTTCTACTGCGACGACATCACCCACGTCTGTTTCGCATGGGACCACATCGAACCCCAACACAAAGCGTTCAACCTGTCCAAAGCGCACCGCTACACCTGGCAAGAAATCATCGACGAGATTGCGAAATGCGAGCTCGTCTGCCACAACTGCCACGCCATCCGCACGTACCTTGAAGGCCACAACCGAACCGAACGCAACACCAACCCAGACCAACCGAGCTTGTTCTAATGGCCGCCCCCGCATACCGCGACCCCACCTACCAACGCAACCGCAAAGCCATACTGGCTGGCGATCCACTCTGCCATTGGTGCGGGATAGCCCAAGCAACCCAAGCCGACCACTTGATCGAAGTTGATCGTGGCGGCGACAACTCCATAGACAACCTCGTCCCAGCCTGCGGGCGCTGTAACGCAGCTTTT